TCACCGTTACGGCCAAACAAAGCCTGCAATAAATCTGTTTGCTCAGACTTAGTAGGCAAACCAGTAGAAGGACCGCCACGCTGTACATTAATAACCACCAATGGTAATTCTGTAATAACAGCCAGATTCATAGCCTCTGATTTCAGACAAACACCCGGCCCCGAAGTAGAAGTAGCCGCCAACGCACCTGCAAACGAGGCACCGATAGCCGTAGCGCAACCTGAAATTTCATCTTCACATTGAACAGTAGTCACTCCCAATGATTTATGTTTAGAAAGCTCATGTAAAATATCTGTTGCCGGAGTAATGGGATAAGATCCCAAGAACAAACGCAGGCCTGCTTTCTCGGCAGCAGCGATCAAGCCATAAGCCGTAGCCTTGTTTCCGCTGATATCCATATACTTTCCGGGGACTTTAGACTTAGTTTCCACCTTATAAGTATGATCCACAGACGCATGGGTATTGTGGCCATAATCATATCCGGCGTGTATCGCTTTAATATTCGCTTCAGCTATTTGCGGCTTCTTTGCAAATTTCTCGCGCAAAAAATTTTCAGCAACCGCCAGGTCACGATTAAACAACCAGCAAACCAATCCCAAAGCAAACATATTACGACATTTCAACATTGACTTGTTGTCCATGCCTGTATCTGCCAGACAGTCTTTCACCATCTGTGAAATAGGAGCAGCAATTACATCCTGCTTAATACCCATTTCTTCAATCGGACTGTCTGTTTTGAAAGCCGCCTTGTCCAGATCTGATTTCTGAAAACAATCTGTATCAATAATGATACAAGCTGTGGACTTCGCAAATTTGTATTGTGTTTTCAATGCAGCGGCATTCATTGCGACCAATACGTCGCATTTGTCACCAGGAGTAAAAACTTTACCCGCACCAATATGCACCTGGAAACCTGACACACCGGTCAACGAACCTTGCGGGGCACGTATATCCGCCGGGTAATCGGGGAATGTACTGATATCATTTCCCACTGTAGCCGAAATATTAGAAAAGATATTTCCGGCCAGCTGCATACCATCGCCTGAGTCGCCTGAGAAACGGACCACCACTTGGTCCAACTCCTTGACTATCATTTCATCTGCCATAACTTATTATTTAGGGTTACAAAATTTCACTGTTTGCAAAGTTCGGAAAGTTCTGTCAAAGGACAAAATATTCCGCTATCAAACTACGTTTGAATATCAAAATGTACAAAATTAAAGGTTTATTTGTTTCCAAGCTAAGAAAAAGCAGAGATAATTACCTGTTTAAAAGCATAAATTCCTATCATTATGACAGCATCAAAAACGATTCATTTTTACAATTTATTATTTTTATCCATGTTTTATAAACAACATGAAAGTTCATAGCAGAATAATAACATTATTAGATTATAAAAAACAGACAAAAAACAACAAAACAACAAAGAAAGGATTATTTTCTTCCCACTTAAGACATTTTTCAATCTTTCATATTGCCATTTTAACAAAAAGAAGTACCTTTGTACCCATAAAGGGGCCTTGTAGTTCAACGGATAGAATAGAAGTTTCCTAAAGAGTAACCGATTTTTCAGCCCAATCTATCCTTTGAATGATAGGCAATAGTTCTTTGAAAATTTGTGCAAATCTGCATAAGCCCTTGTAGTTCAACGGATAGAACGTCGGTTTCCTAAACCGAAAATATGGGTTCGATTCCCATCGGGGGTACAAAATGACAGATTTTGGTAGTGATCGTGTTACCGCATAATCCGCATAAGTGAGGTACTTTTGCAGTAAATAGTTCTACAAATATTCTACAAAAGTTATGGCAACATTTAAAGCGGAGGTTTACGCCCATCAAAAAAAGAAGGACGGAACCTATAATATTAAGATACGTGTAACACACAACGGAGAAAAGCGATACCTGGCTACACCTTATTTTATATATAAGGAAGATATTACCCAGAAAACCTTTAAAATCAAAAATCAGCATTACATAGATCTTACTGATGAAATGATAAGGACGTATCGTAAACGTTTGGATCGTTGGGGTGAAAGGCAAACCAGTATGACTATGGAGCAAATTATCAGAATCATTACTACCGATAATGAGAATGAAAAATTTGATCTTGATATTGCAGCCTACACCTGGAAGGAAATAAAACGAATGAAAGAAGCAGGACATGGAGGTAATGCAGATACCTATATATGTGCTGTTAGATCATTGGTTAAGTTTGTTGGTCGGGAAAAGGTTATGTTATCCGAAATAACAGCTAAGTTTTTGCAAAATTGGGCTGATTGGATAAACAAACAGCCAAATGTAACAAGGGGGTATGTAACTCACAACTATTTAAATAGGATGAGGGCTATATACAACAGAGCGAAAAAAGAGTTCAACGATGAGGATGCTGGAGTTATCCGAATACCTTATTCCCCTTTTTCTCACATTGATTTCCCGAAACTTCCGGCAACGAGAAAGCGAGCTTTGACGGTTGAGCAAATACAAGCTATTGCAAATTTGGAATATACTAAGATACTCCAGCCCGGTACTAATAGATTCAATTTTGCAAAAGATGTGTTCTTGCTGAGCTTTGGTTTAATTGGCATGAATGCTATAGACTTATATAATTGTACAGATTATAGGAACGGACGTATTACATACCAAAGAATAAAAACCAAAGAAAGACGCATTGATAAAGCTGAAATCTCAATCAAAGTAGAACCGGAATACCAAGCTCTTGTAGATAAATATCGGGATCCTACAGGAAAAAGGGTATTCAGGTTTTATACGATGTATGCAGATGTAAATACTTTCAGTACGGCTCTAAACAAGGGGTTAAAGAAAGTAGGAAAGTTAGTTGGTGTAGATGATTTGGAGTTTTACGCAGCTCGGCACTCATGGGCTACTATAGCTTTAAATGATGCAGGAGTAGATAAATACACCGTACATACTTCTCTTAATCATGTTGATGATAGTATGAGGGTAACGGACATCTACATAAAAAAATCATGGGATCCTATAGATCAAGCGAACAGGAAAGTAATTAACCTGGTGAATATAAATATCAGCGAAACTAAGGAGCCTATAAATGAAAAAGTACAAAGAAAACTATTTTGCTTAAGCAATTTGCTTAGGCAAAATGAAGATGATACAACAGCACACCAATAAAGTGTAATTTGTTGGTGTATAATGCTTTGCGTTTTGCTTAAGCAAAATGCCTAAGCAATTTGGTTAAGCAATTTGCCTAAGCAAAAAGGTAAGCAAAATGTTATTTTTGCTTGAAGATTTGCCTAAGCAAATTGCTTAAGCAAAATTTGTTGTGTCCGTATGTTTGCATATCAAACCACTAATATATAACTGATTATCAGTTTATTATAGCGCAAACGGCTTTTGTGATGATTTGCACAAAAAACACTTTTGCTTAAGCAAATTGCCTAAGCAAAACTTAAACGGGGGTATATATAATATAATAATAAGAAGATTATATATTAATAATAGAGTATATATAGGGGATTGTTAAGGGGAAAAGAAAAAGCGACACTGTTTAAAGTATCGCTTTATTTTTCTAACATCTTACCTTTTCCAGTAAGAAGCCATTTTGCGCTAACACCATATTCGGTAATCAAAGGAACCAGCCAAAATGGTTGTAGTAAGTTTCGTGTAGGATCTTTACGAAGTAACTCCATATTTCGCCTATCTACACCGTTGGGATCACAATAGCTTCTCACGCTTTTTATCTTACCCATTGCCACAAGAGCATCAAAGGCTTCAAAGAAACGGTTTGCAATAGGTCTGTTAGCTTCTGCATTATTCATTATCTTAGAATTTGGTACTTCAAAAAATCAACTTCATTTTTCAAATTCACCAGGTAATCTGTAGGCTCATTATTAACCTTTGCTTTATCAATCGCTTTAAGAAGGCAATCTTGAACACTGAAAATGCTATCTACGTTTACGGGTAAACCTACTGTATAAGCCAAGAATTGCTCTCTGTACAATTCTATTACAAGTTTGCTATAATCTTCCATACTCTAATATTTAATCTGTTTAAAGCCAAATACTATACGGCATCTGCACATTTTGCAACATCTTCCTGCTGGGCATTCATTTTTTTGCTTACCTCTAACAATGCTTCGAGGCGACCTATTTCTCTATTTAACCGTTCTATCTCTTTTTCTTTCTCGGTAATCATAGAATAGGGTGCTATCAGCTTCTCGTTCATTAGCTGTATTAGCTGCCTGGAAAAAGCGTCTGCACCAGCAAACAGAATATCTGTAGATACTTCCATTTTTTCAGTCTGTGAATGTTGTTTTGGCGCAATGGTTTTAGGCTTATTTTCTATCGGCTTTATCTCTTCTATATCATTGGTAATATAACTGCAAATATTACCAAATTTCCTTTCTAATATTTCTATTTTGACGGGTGGTAAATCCCTTCTGCCATTCTCTACGTTGGCAATAAAACTCTGCCCACATGAAAGAAGTTGAGCTAATTCTTTCTGTGTGATTCCTTTTTCTTTCCTAAGTCTTTTTAAATCAATCATTTATTGACTTTTTAAAATATAACATGATAATATCCTCTGAAATATTACTAAAATATTACGAGATTTATTTGGTAATATTACCAATTTTACATATATTTGCAACGTAATAAAAGTAATAACACCACAAATATAGGCAAAATAACCTATAGGAGTGATAATATTTCAAATGAAAATGAGCGAATTAACAGAAAAAGACTATCCTACTTTTACGCAAATGTATAAGAATTTGCCCGAAAGAAGTAGTATCAAAGCTCCTAAAACTGAATTTGTAGAAAAGGTGGCTAAGATTACTAAGAAGTCCGTAAAAACCGTGCGGTGTTGGATCGCTGGAACACAAAAGCCGGATGCGTTGGCGCAATCTGTTTTAGAGAAAGAGTTTAAAGTTCCTGCCAAGTATTTATTCCCTGAAGCATCGTAATATGAAACCTATCGAATTTTACACCACACCAGAAGGCGAAGTTACTATGCGTCCTTTAGGTGAAGCGGAAAGGCAACTTAGAGAAAGTGATACTGAGTTTATCCAGGCTTTCTTGGAAATACTGAGAGAATTTTATACTGAGGCTTATACGGCTTTAATGGAAATTTACTCAAAGAGTTCTGAAAATAAGCGTTACCGTGATTTTTTGGCTGTACGGAGATTTATAAAGTGCAACTTTGGTCTATACGATAATGTGATAGATATTGATGAGAACTGGAATTTCCGTTTTGAATTTGTCGGGTGTCCTCTACGTGGCGAGTGTAAAAGCGATAAGATCATTTGCGCCCCCAAATTTAATTCAAAGCTATCGGATAGACAGCTTGAAGTGATGAGGCTGCTTTATGAAGGCAAATCAGATTCAGAAATAGCAGACAAATTATTTATCTCTTTGAATACCGTTAATAATCACCGAAAAAACAGTTTTAGAAAAGTCGGTGTACACTCGTTCCCTGAGTTTATGCGGTATGCTATGCAAAACAACTTATTCAAATAACAATAATGCAACATTGATATGAGTTCGGACACGTTTTTAAATTTGGTTGGTTGCTCCATATTCGGTGCTTTAGGGGTTACTTGCCTGGTATGCGCTATTGCGTTCTCAGCTTCGCACCAACTTCTATTTACGGCTATGTGCTTCCTGATGTTCTATGTACTTTATACAGATAACCAGTACAATACAGAAAGCGTACAGCACTATTTCAGAAAAATGTTGAGGGCTAAAAGATTACGGAAAAGGAAATGTAGATAATGGGTATTGTACTGGAGCTATACGAGCTTAAAAATCTCTGTAAAGATATGGCTGAGCTTGGAGCTGCCAATTACGCAAAAATGGTATTTCCGGCAAAAGATCTCATTTCCCAAAGGGAGGCTTATAAATCATTCGGTGAGGCTCGTGTAAAACGGTGGGTACGCCAGCAACTTGTACACCCTACAAGGAATGGAGCAGAGAAACGCTCCAAAATACTATACTCCAGAGCTGAATTATTAACTATCGAAAAGACAGAGAAAATAGACACTTATATAAAC